AGGTGAGGCTGGATCAGGTATCCTACGCCCAGAGCAAGCACGTCGTTTTATTGACTACGTGTGGGATGCTACCATTCTCGCCCAAGATGGCCGTCGTGTTACTATGAGAGCCAATACAATGGAACTCGAAAAGGTAAACGTCGGAGAGCGTGTTATTCGTGCAGCAGCGCAAGCAGTTGGCGATTACACAAACGCAGGTGCAACATTCTCAAAGGTTGAATTGACTACAAAGAAGATTCGTCTTGACTGGGAAGTATCTGCAGAAGCACTAGAAGATAACATCGAAGGTGCACAACTAGAAGATCACATCGTACGTTTGATGACAAACGCTTTCGGTAATGATATTGAAGACCTTGCAATCAATGGTGACGGAGCGACAGGTTCATTCCTTTCAATCATGCCAGGATTCGTTAACAAGGTAAAGACAGGTGGAGACGCACACGAATCAGTTGTAACCGTAGTAGATAATGCTTGGACAACAGACGTAATGCAGAACATCATTCTTGCAATGCCACGTAAGTATCGTGCTATCAAGTCTAACTTGAAGTTCTATGCTGGTACAGATGCATTCCAGGGAATCGTTAAGAATAACGGTACCCTAGCAGATGCAGTCGCTGAAGCGTTTGCTTCAAAGGCTGGTGGTACTCCAACAAACCGTCAAGCATACCTTGATGGAGGAGCACAGACATTCGGTGGAGCACGTACAACACGTGTTCTCGGTGTCGATGTTCAGGAAGTTCCATACTACCCTGCAGGATATGTCGACTTGACATTCCCACAGAACCGTGTATGGGGATTCCAGCGTGACATCACAGTAAACCGCGAATATAAGCCAAAGAAGGACACTGTAGAATATACAGTATTCGTACGCTTCGGCCTTGAGTGGGAAGAGCAGGATGCAATTGCATTCGCTGACGCTGCAGCAGACGCATAATCTGTAAACAGTAAAGTTTAGGGGGAGTAGGAGTTAACGCTCTTGCTCCCCTTATTACTTATAATGATATAATACTAACAAGGAGGAATTATGGAAAACAATAATGAAAATCCAATTGTAGAAGAAGCAGTATATGAAGCACCAGTTTTTGAAACACCAGTTGTTGAAGAGCCAGTTGCAGAACCTATTGTAGAGACTCCAGTTGTAGAAGAAGAAGTCCAGCATGAAGACGCTATTAGTGCTCCTGCATACGAAGCACCTGAAGAAGTTCAGGCACTTGGATCAGTTGCAGACGGAGTCATTGGAGCATCAACCGCACCAAAGGCACCTGCTAAAAAGAAGTCAGCAAAGGCTGCAGAAGTTAAAGAAACTGTAGCGCTTTACTCAACAAAGAATGTTACATGGCCAGAGGTAGGCAAAGTTTATCGTGGCTATAACATTGTTGAAAAAGATGCTGCTGAAAAGTGGCTTACTCGTTCACACATTCGCACAGCAACACCAGAAGAAGTTGCCAAGGAATTCGGTAAGTAATTCATGGAAATATTGAGAGTTCCGCCATACGAAACAATTGCAGTTAACTTTGTTGTCCCAGCAGGGTATAACAATATAGACTTTTACGCAAGAGTAACGGACATGGCGGATCTTTCAATCCAAACTGTAGAGTTTTTAGAGTTGTCTACGGGAGAAAATATAAACATTTCTCTTCCTGGAAGATATGATAATAACTACAGAGTAGAGTTTTGTACCCACGGAGCAGATCCAGATGACCCTGAAGAGGTAATTCACGAAGAGTTTTATGAACTAATAAGACCATACGTAGACCCAAATACATTAGGAACAACAGCATCAGAGATTGCTGAATATACAATATTAGAATTAGTAGCAAGATCAATGATAGATACATTTGTTCCAGAGGGATTTTATAATAAAAAGATTACAGTTATAGGAACTGGCAATGGCTCAGACTACTTTTCTTTATGGGAAAAGGTTTATAGAGTATTTAAGGTTTACGAGAATAACCAACTAGTTTACGATAGATCAACCCCAGAATTAAATGAACACGAATATTCTATAACATCAGACAAGACCGCTATACAAAAGATACGTGATGGGGTAGTTAACAGGTATGAGTCCACAGCCCAGAATCTTCCAGTAGCAAGTGGAGATCTTGCTTACTATGGATATGATGGAGTAGGATTCCCTTCAGGATATGATTACACATTTATTGTTGATCACGGGTATATCACAGTCCCTGCGGATATTGAGTACGCAGCAAAACTACTAATAGAAGACCTTAAGTGTGGCAAGTTAGATTACTATAAGAGATACATCACAGCATATAATACAGATCAGTTTAGAATTCAATTTGATAAAGCAATGCTTAGCGGAACAGGAAACTTCCTAGTAGATAAGATACTTGAAAAATATGTTAAAAATATTGTCAAGCCAGGGATAATTTAATGATATGCGAAACACCAGACTTTACGTTCCCAATGCTTGCAGATGTTTATCATCCAGTCGTTGAGCAGGGAATTTACGGCAACGTAGAAAAGACTTGGATTCTTGACAGAACAATTGCTTGTTCTTTTGCTTCAGCAGGAGGGGCATTTAAAGAAGAAGTAACTCCCAATGTAAACATAACACAAGACAAGATGCTGATTGGCAGAGTAAAAACAGACATTAGAATGTCAAGCCTTGAGGCAAGAAATTCAATTACAAATGTTATCATTACAAACATTAGAGATCAAAACTGCAATGACATATACTTAGAGACTTCTGGACCACGTGCAGGCAAATCCACCATCTTTGAAATTGCAACACAGGATCCATTTGTAGGACCTTTTGGTTCAACAGAGTATTACAAATTAATCATAAGAAGATCTGAAAATCAGGCGGTAGATGTATGATTAAAGTAAAGTTTAACACCAGACAGTTTAATAAAGATATGAAGAACATCATTGATTACTCAACTGGCTTTGCTGAAGGAGTACATAAAGGTAAAAAAGATTTTTTAAACAACCTAGGTATTGATGTATCTGAGATAGCCTCACAGTTTATTGATACAAATGCTAGAGTATCTCCAGACACCCTACACCATGTATACGAGTGGTATAAAAACGGTAGCCCAGAAGCAAGACTATTCGACATACAGTATACAGTTAGCAGTATAGGACTTTCATTTATATCGCAGTTTAAACAATCTAACTCAGTTAAAGAAGGATCTAATGAGCCGTTTCGTGACAAGGCTATCATTATGGAAATTGGAACCCCTGTCGTAATCAAACCACGCAATGCAGAGGCTTTAAGGTTTGAAGTTGATGGACAGGTGGTTTATACAAAGAAGCCAGTTGTTGTTCGCAATCCAGGGGGAGATACGCAGGGTGAGTTTGAAAAAGCATTCGACATGTTCTTTGGTAAATACTTTACTCAGGCATTTTTAAATAGTGGTAACCTTAGACAGTACTTTGAGAACCCATCAGTGTACAAGAAAAACTTAGGAAAGGGCAAGCGTGGCGGAAGATCAACTGGTATCTCTACAGGATATCGTTGGGTTGCTAATGCTTCGGTGGCATCATAATGGAAGAGCCAACATCAACACTTAACACTCCCGTATTATGGATTAACAAATATCTTCAAGAAAAGATTGTTGAACTAACTACGCTAAATAGTATTCCATTTTTCCCTACTGGGCCATCAACACTGGAGACTCTTCAAACTCAGTTTCCAGAAGGTGGAACAATGGCAGTGTATGACAGGATGTTTAGAATGCGTAGAGGTGCTTTCCCTCACATAAAATGTGAGCAAGTATTATATTATTTTTACTATACAGCAGATAATACTATAACAAATATGATAAGAGTTCAAGAGGCAGTATTGAGACTTATGGATCGTGGAGACGAAAGCGCAGAAGATCTTAATGCTTGGGTAAAGGGTAAAACCTTTGACGGTATGACCTGTCAGTTCTATTTCCACAACTTTAAGATATACCAACTAGAAGAGGCACGAGATATAGTCGATTTTGGAACAGCCCGAACCTATGCGGGTAACAAAATAATCATTGACTATGACTACCACCAATCATCAAATAGGTACGCTGAGACAAACGCTTCCACAGCAGGAAGACCAAGATATAATAAAGAGATAGTTGCAGAAGAGGGAATTCTTCCTTAAAAAAGGGTAGTATAATTAACTTGAGGAAACAAGCCCTTTTAATCCAAAAGAAAAAAAAGAGGTGAAAACATATGGCATATACACGTGGTAGTTCAAACGATATTATCGTTGGAGCAGCAGCACTCTTCACATATGAAGATGGCGCACTCACAGATGCAGATCTTCCAGCATACGCATCAGGAATTTCATACAAGACAACTTTGTCTGATGATGTAGATTTCCGCAATGTTGGATACACAATGAATGGTTTGGAAATACAATTCCAGCCAGATTTCGGTGAAGTAGCAGTAGACCAGGTACTTGACGTTGCTAAGTTATTTAAGCAAGGCATGCAGGTAAACCTAAATACTACATTCGCAGAGTCAACACTAGAGAATCTCCTATTTGCATTAGCAGGTAAGGATTCAGCACTAGCAACAACAGCAGGAAACCCAACACTTAATCTTTCAGCAGGAGACATCGGAGATGTTCCAGTCGAACGCGGTTTGGTTGCAGTTGGTCCAGGAACTGGAGACGCTACAGAAAATATTGAGCGTGTCTACGTTGCATACCGTGCACTTTCAATTGAGAGCGTATCAGTATCAGCAAAGCGTGACGAAGCGACAATGTTCGAAGTATCATTCCGTCTTCTTCCAAACGACAATGCATCATACGGTAAGATCGTAGATCGCACAGTTGGCGCAGCATAATATAACTTAATATATACAGTTTGGCCCAGACCCTAAAAAGTCTGGGTCTTTCTGTTATACTATATATATGGCAACAACTGTGTATAATACAAAAAATATTACTCTTCAAGATGGAGTAGAGATAGAGTTGTCCCCACTAAAAATAAAATATCTTAGACAGTTGATGGATAATTTTGATGAGGTTAGAAGTGCTCAGGGAGATATGGAAGCAATCATAGCCTTGTCAAAATGTGCAAGAATATGTATGAAACAGTTTAGACCAGAAATTACTCAAACGCAAGAGATGCTAGAGGAATATGTTAGCCTACAAGACATCTATGACATTCTAGATATAACTGCTGGCATTAAGATTAATGATCAATCAGAAGAGCCCGTAAAAAAACAAGCAGTCGATAGTGGTTCATCCTGGGATGATCTAGACCTAGCAAAACTAGAGTCTGAGGTTTTTTTGCTGGGCATTTGGAAAGACTATGATGAACTAGAGAGATCCCTATCTATGCCAGAGTTAATGATAACACTGTCGACTAGCAGAGAGTTAAACTACGATGAAAAGAAATTCCTTGCAGCAATGCAGGGTGTCGACCTAGACAAGAATGCTGGAAAAAGCAACGCCTGGGAAGAAATGAAAGCCAGAGTATTTAGTGATGGCAAAGCAGCCAACGCTAAAGACATTGTTGCACTTCAAGGAATTAGTGCACAGAAGGCTGGATTTGGAATTGGCATGGGATTAGACTATGAGAAAATAGACTAAAAAACAAGCCTGTTTATGGTATAATTAAACAACTACAATGGAGGAAATCATGGTTAAAGAAGTAGAAAGCAAGACTCAACTGTCCCTTATAGATGGAACAAAGTTTGAGATTAAACCACTAAAAATATCTTTGCTTAAGCCTTTTATGGCACATTTTACTAAACTGCAGGAAGTTGCAGATGATAATACTAAGTCAATGGATGTTCTTATTGACTGTGTACAAATTGCATTTAAACAATACTTGCCTGCAATTGCAGACAACAGAGAGGCGATTGAGGAAAATCTAGATCTTCCTACAGTCTATAAGATCATTGATGCTGCATCAGGAATGCAACTTTCCGATGCAACAGGTCTTCTAAACTCAATCAAGTAAAGAGGTGTGCTGATTGGCTGACGTAAATGCAAACATTGGTATTAATTTTGATACCAGTCAAGCCTTAGCACAATTACGTCAGTTACAGGCTGGCCTTAGCCGTTTTAATCAAACCCTAACTCAGGGTAACGTTGCAGCAATGAATGCCCAGAAGGGCCTTAATAGCCAGTTAATGCAGGCTATCAATGCAACTGGAAAGTTTGTTGCAACTCAAAAGGATGTAGCATCAAGCACATCTTCTTTCACACAGTCACTTGAAAAAAATCAATTGTCAATGCGACAGTACTTTAGGTACACCGCAGCAGCAGCCACCCAAAATACCAAGGTATTTAAGGGGATGTTTGCACAAGAACGTGAGACATTAACACGTGCTAGTAAAGATAGAGTAAAACTCCTACAGTCTCAGTATATCCAATTGCAGGCTGCAAATGGAAATATGATCAAGACTCTTCAGGTTATTCCAAAGCACCTAAAGATGGTCAATGGACAGTATGCAGATTATGCAACACGCATGCAAATGGCTGCACAAAGACAGCAATTTTTAAATAAACTATTAAGTCAAGGCTCAACCCAACTCCTGAATTTTGGTAAGAATACTCAGTGGGCAGGTCGCCAGTTAATGGTTGGTTTAACTATTCCTCTTACGATTCTAGGATCAACTGCAGCAAAAACATTTATGGAAATGGAGCAGGCAGTAACCAAGTTCTCCAGAGTATATGGAGATATGACAACTGGAAATGATGCAACAAACAGAGCAATTGCAGACATTCAACTACTTGCAAAAGAATTTACAAAGTATGGCATTGCAGTAAAAGATACTGTAGAAATGGCTGCAACAGCAGCAGCAATGGGTTTAACTGGAGGGGCTTTAAATGCACAAGTAATTCAAGCAACTAGGCTTGCAGTACTTGGACAGGTAGAACAACAGCAGGCGCTAGAGACAACAATCTCTCTTACAAATGCTTTCGGAATTGCTTCTGAAGATCTAGCAAAAAAGATTAACTTTCTTAACGCAGTAGAAAACCAGACTGTTCTTTCTATTGAAGACTTAACAATAGCAGTTCCAAAGGCTGGTCCAGTTATTAGGCAACTTGGAGGATCTGTAGAAGATTTAGCATTCTTTATGACTGCAATGAAGGAAGGTGGAATTAACGCATCAGAAGGTGCTAACGCACTTAAGTCTGGTCTTGCTTCTATGATTAACCCTTCTAAGAAGGCTAGCGAATTTCTTGCTGAACTTGGAATTAACATTACAGGAATTGTTAACGCAAATGCTGGAGACTTAAAGGGAACTGTTATAGGATTTGCTAGAGCCTTAGATACACTAGATCCACTTAACCGTGCCCGTGCAATTGAGCAAATGTTTGGTAAGTTCCAGTTTGCACGTCTTTCAACACTGTTCCAAAATATAACAAAAGATGGAAGTCAGGCTTCTAGAGCACTTGGACTTGCTGGGGCATCAGTTGAAGAGTTAGCAATCTTGTCTGAACGAGAACTTGGCAAGGTTGAAGATATGACTGGTGCTAAATTTAAGAAGTCTATGGAAAATCTTAAACTTCAGTTAATACCAATAGGTAAGGCATTTTTGCAGGCAGTAACTCCTATAGTTAATTTTGTTGGAAGAATTCTAGAAAAGTTTAATACTTTAAGTGATGGAACTAAAAAAGTTGTAACAGTTATCATTGGAGTTATTGGCGGTCTTGCACCAGTTGCGTTGATGACTTTTGGTGTTCTGATGAACGCAGTTGCAAACGGAATTAAACTGTTTGCAAAACTTCGTGGAGGAATTGCTCAACTTAATGGATCTAACAATGTCCTTGGTGGTGGTTTTGAATATTTAACTAACGAGCAAATTGAAAACGTTGCACAGGCTAATGCATTACACACATCTCATAGTCAACTAATTTCTACATTTAATGTTGAAGCAGCATCAGTTCAAGCATTGGCAGCAGCATATCAAACAGCAGCATCTCAGGCAAGAGCCCTTGCTCAATCATCTCCAGGATTATTTAACACGGTACCAGGACCTGCAGGAGCAGTGGCAGGATTACCTCCTACAAAGTTTGCAACAGGTGGAGTTGTTCCAGGTAAAGGAAATAAAGATACCGTACCAGCAATGCTTACTCCAGGAGAAGTTGTTCTATCAAAAGATATGGTTAAGAACAATCCAGAACTAATTGCTGGAATTATGAATGGTACTGTCAAAAAGTATGCACAGTCAACAAACATAGAGGGTGGTGGATTTTCTGCAGAGGGCCTAGCAGAACGAGCAGAGACCATGAAGGCTCTATACTTGGGTACAGGAAGCGACGGCTTTGATCAAAGAGTCAGGGGACTTATAGAAGGTTCAATATCTACTGGAAAAGCAGGAGTTAAAAGAATAATTGAGTTTGCTAGAGCATCTGGCGAGGAAATTGTAGAGTCACAAACAGAGGCTATGAATCGTTGGCGAAGTGCAATGCTGGATGAAGCAGATGCAGCACTTGCTGCTGTGCCAGATAGGAATGCTGGCAAGGATCCAATAAAAGAGTTCTTAAAGAGTAGAGCGCTTGGTTCATCAAATGCTTTTGACACACTAGACACACATGGAAATCAAAATGATGCTCCAACTTTTGCACACACAGAAACATCAAACGTAGAACCTTATGAAGAAGCCTTAGATATGGCTAAACAAAGCAAAACAGTTTCTAAGAGAATGAGGTTAATACAAGGTGGAGCAGACTGGGCAAATAATCTTCCAGATAGTGACCCAAGAAAACCAACGACCCCGATTACGCCAGAATTTAGACCAGTCAGTGCTGCAGGTTTTGAGGGCATTAAGCAAACAACAAACACAGATCTAAATTATGATAGAGCAAACGTTGCTAAGTTTGTTGAGGAATTTAGTAATTTAGACCCAATTACAAAATGGTCAACAAGCCTTGAGAATGCTGGCTATGATGTCGATGCTAATGCTGAAAAGGTAAGAGCGCTAGATGCAGTTTATGAAGAGCATTTAAGACGTTTTGCTGCAAAGAATAAGACTGGTGTTATGGGTGACTCAGACTTGATGCAAATTAGAGAAGATGCACTTAATGATCCTAGAGTAGATCCAACTATTGCAGCAGCAGCAAGAAGATCTTCTAACAATGTTTCAGGAATAAGAATGAGTGGTGTTGATAAAGATCAAGAAAAAATGATCATGGATGCATACGCAAATGGAGAAATTCCTTTACCAGAGGATATAACTTCTGTACCTAAAAATTTATTTCCAAAACCAGGTTCAGCAATTGGCGGAGAAGCGGGAAGAAAGAAAAGGCTTGGAGTATTTGATCAAGCAGAAGAAGATCGATTAGCCCCTCTTGTTGAGGTTACTCCAGAAGCAGAAGCAGATGCTGAAGCAGAAGGTGAGAAGATTGGCAAAGCAGCGACAAGAGGTGTAAAGAAGGGTGCAAAAACACAGTCGCCTTCTACAGATGGAATTGAAGTTGGTAAGGATATTGCAGAAGGAGTTGTTATTGGTTTGCAAGAAGGAGAAGCATCTGTTGCTTCTCAGGGTGCACAACTTGGTTCTTCTGCTGTACCCAAAAAACCAAGATCCGCAGCAGAAACACAAGCAAGAGTTGATAAGATGGATCTTGACAACAAGGCTTTCTACGATGACCTTGATACTCCAGAATTTCGTGATGAAAGACAAGTTCTTAAGTCTTTAGATAGACAAAGAAGAAAGCGTGGCGCTACTGGAACCGTAGGCGGTGGTCCAGCAACACCACCAGTCCCAGGACCATCTTCTTTAACTGTTGCCTCAACAGCAAGAACCGAAGCAGCAGCAGCAGATTTAGCGGTAAATACAGAGCAGGCTGCAACAGCCCAGGCACAGGTTGTTCAGCAGATTCACGATGAAAGTAAATCAAGAGTTACCATTAAGGGTAACACTATTAATATTGGCAAGGCTCGTGAAGATGCAGATAGACTAAGTAAGGAAGCATCTGATGCAGAAGCAGCAGCAGCCAAGATTAGAACTGAGGCAGCAAAGTGGGAAGAGATCGCAGCCCGTGAAAAAGGCAAGAATATGCAGACTGCTGAGAATGCTAAAGCCCTTAAAAAGCAGGCTGATGAAGCAGAAATCAGAGCAGCAGAAGCAAGAATAAAAGCAGCCGAAGCAGAAATTATAGCAGCCGAACTTGAAAACGGTGATGGTGCTGTAGAACAGATAATTCAAGATCCAGTAAAAACTCCAGCAAAGGTTAAAAAAGCAGAGGAGATCATGTCTAACGGAACCGTTGAAGCGGGAGATGGCATGAGACGAATTGTTGAGGGTACAGATGATACAGCAGACTCAACCCTACTAGTTGCAGACCAAACAGATGAGGTTGCAGAGGTAACTGGAGATATCATTCCAGCACAGACAGAAAACCTAGACAATGTGATAACAACAGCATCACTAAATGATGCAATTGTAAAAACTACTGGAGATATTCACGGATCAACAATAGACACAGCAATGTCTCAAGAAGAAATAGTTGCACTACAAGAACAAGAACAGGTTTTAAGAGAGCAATTAAATGCAAATCTTAGACGACAAAGTGATGCTGTTTTATCAGGTAGTGACCTTAGCCCAACAGGTAAAAAGAGACTAACCGAGCAGCAAGCACTAGACGAAGCATTTGGAAGAGATCCAGGTAAAAATGGACCAGACGACGCAGGTCAGAAGGGATATACAAGAAATAAAAAGGGAGAAATCTTATTTGATCCAGAAACTGGTCAGCCAACAACTATGGATGAAAAACAAATAACCAAAAAGAAACGTGGTATGCGTAAGGAAAAGGTTGGAAAGTTTTCTGGTAAAGCAGCAGGAGCATTAGGAACAGCAACAATGGTTGCTGGTATGGTTGGTGCACCACCACAAGTTACAGCAGCATTAGGAACTGCAGCAACAGTTGCACAGTTTGCTCCAATGCTTGCTGGAATGGGTCCAGTAGGTCTAGCAATTACTGCAATCGCAGCAGTTGGTGTGGGTCTGATGGTATTGAATAAGAGACTTCAAGCGTCCTATGATGCTCAAGCAAAGTTTGTTCGTGAAACATCTGCATCAACAAAGAAGATGGCAGAAATCGGAGCAATCACTGGTAAAGTTGGTGCTTCTGAAATTATGGCTAAAAAGAGGGCAACTGGAACCACAAGAGATTATATTGTTAGAGAAAGAGCGGGATCCTCATTTGGAGACACCTTTATGCAATCTGATACTGGTAAAGCAATGTCAAAAACTCTTCAGGCAAATATTACAAAGTCTGGAGCAAAAGAAGCAGCAGAAACATTTGCAACAGAGATCGCAGCATATGTTCAAGATGGAGTTTTAACTGCAGAGCAGGCTCAGGACATTGCATATCAAATTGGTGTTAACTTTAAAGATACATCTCTTGGAATTAAAGTTGATGCAAATCTTTCAGCATTGATCGGACCAAATGGAGAAGATCTTGCAAAAGATCCTATGGTTATTGGAATGAGGCTTGTCCAGTCTGCAGAAAGAGGCTCTTTAAATTCAGTTAAAAGTATTGATGAAGCAAAAAGCCATGGTCTATCTGGAGCAGTAGAAGCAGCAGACCTTGGTGCAAGAGAGGCTGTTGCTATGCAGATGGCTCAGATGCAAGCAGACGCAGTTGCCAGAAGGTACGATGATGAAATCAGAGCATTAGAAGCACAAGTTGCACAAACTAAAAATAACAAGAACA